GTTCGGCGCCAGTGATGGCTTCGAACTCGAAACCCTCCACGTCGATCTTCAGGAAGTCGATCTTCTCTAACCGGAGACTATCAATCGTGACGACCTCGACCACCTCGCTATCGGCGGTCCCCTCAAACGTCTTTCCTTCCTGCTCAGACACGCGGGCATTGCCGCTGTTGTCGGTCGGGAATCCGATCTTGACCGTGCCGCGCTTGCTACCAGCGGCTACCGGAAGAAGCGTCACCGTGTCCGGAACATTCCGAACGAAGCAATCCCGCAACTCTGACATCGGCTCGATCGCCGTCACCTTCTCGAAGTCCATCGCCATGACGCGGGACCACAAGCCGACATGACCCCCGACATCAAGAGAGTGCCCCCGCTCCTTCACATGCCGGAGCGCAAGCTGATACTTCTTCCACTGGTACGTTCCTTTGCCAGCGACAAGTGGGCCGCCGGCAAGTTGAGCCGCGAAATGGTCATCACGATCCGGGAACCAGATGCCAAGAATTTCCTTCATTGCCAGTACGGCTCCGATCGTTTCACCCGCAGTTCACCCCTGCCCGTTCGGCCGGATTTCTTGCGATTGCCCTTCGCGTGATCGAGCCATTTTCCGAGCGGGCCGTTCACAAGCGGGTGCCCTGTCTTCCGCCCCTCGCCGGAAAGCGACTTCCTACCCACTTCCGAGTTCTTGACGATGTGCTCCAGCACGTAGCTGTCATGGAACTCAGGCAGCCTGAAAAGCAGGTCTTCCGCATAGTACGCCTGCAACCACGCGATGACCTCTCGGTGCATCAGATGCCGGCAGTTCATCATGTAGAACCCGCACTCGGGATACACCTTGTCCCGGTCGAGCCACGCAATCCAATCCCGATCGACAGGGGCCAGCCCTTCAAGGTCGGCCTCACTGATCGGCGAGTGGGTAACAACGTCCCCGTCCAGCCAGATCAGCACATCGGCATCGGTCGATAGCGCCGCATGGCAGACCGCCGCTACCTTGTGCGAGAACCGCACCGCATCCCATCGGTAATCTTTGAATGCTCGCCCCGCATGACGCTGCTTGAACGCAGCCAACCAAGGCGACACCGACACAAGATCGACCAGCTTGGCAGGGCCTTCCTCAGACCACCCTTCCGAGTACACAGTCAATTCAACGCTCGCAGGCCAGTGCTTCGCGAACGTCTGCATCATCCGGCGACCGTAAGACTCCAGCCCTTCGCCATTGAAGGTCGAGACAGCAGCAAACTTCACGCGGCCCACCTCAAAAGCTCTGCCCGCCATTCCTCGGCATAGGGCGCGTTTTCGTAACCCGGCATTGACGGAGTGCCAGCCGTAAAATGCACCAGCTTAGGATCAATCGCAGGATCAGATTCGCCTGCCAGCCAGTTCCATTCGACACCAAGCTCTCCGATCTGTTCGTCTTCAAGCCAGAAGAACCGATGCAGGTCACGCCCCGGCTTCGTGTTGCAATGGCCCAACGTCAGCTTGCGATTAGCCGGATGATCGCAATTGAACACGCACACGCTTGACCAGTTCTTCCTGCCATACTGTGACTGAACCTGTCCGTCCATCTTGACCGTTTCAGCCGGGCGGTAGTCGTGCTTCACGCACCAGACAGCCTTTGACCGGTCGCTTTCGGCAATCCTGAACAGTTCGGCCATGTCGGCCCGAACCAGAATGTCCCCGTCAACGAACACAGCCAGACCATGCCCATGAATGTGCGGCACGAAGAACCGCGCGTTCGCGTGCTGCGTAGAGATGCGGCCGTCGTAGTCCGACCGCACCGACAACACATCGACGACTTCTGTGCGGCCTTCCGAGTTGACCTTCATCCGAGTCGGCCTGGTGTAGATGCCGCTGCTCCGAAGATCCGAGAGGATCAGACCCCGAACCGGGATGCTCTCACTCAGCCGCCGCTCTATCGAGTTACGGGCCACCGCATAGGCATCAGCCTCTCGCGGGTCCCATCCGATGTAGATGCAACGGTTATTCATTCTACACCTGCAACGCTTTTTCCAGCGGCATCTTTGGATAGGCCGTCAACGTCGATACCGGGCTGCAATTGATGACCTTGATTCCGCGCTCAGAGAATGCCGGCGCCTGCTTGTCCAGATGCGCAGACCACCGCTTACAGTTGCCAGCGGAAGGCCCCCCTTGGTAGGGGTGGTCCCCGAAGAAGTGCTTGCCTTCATCAATCCGCATGTCGAAGCCGACCAGGATCAACTTCTTCGCTCCGAACTGCGCCGCAAGGTTGATTGCGTGGAATCCCGAGTTCCCGCCCCACCCCACCGTTCCGACCTGATCGAAACGAAGGTGCTCCATGTACTTCTTGATCTCGACTTTCAGGAAGCCGAGACCAAGCCACTTCTCGATCGTGCGCTCGTCGTAGGCTATGCGCTGTCCGAGGAAAGGGATGACGCCGTTGTGCGCTTCCCACCAATGATGGTCACAGGCATAGAGGGCATCAGCCCAGGGGCAGAGCGTCCACGCATCCTTGACCGCGAGGAACCGTGCCTTACCCTTCGCGATCTCCAGAGGAACATTCGCGGCAGACGGGCCGGTCGCCACGACAATGGCGGTCTCGCCTGTCCAGTCCGGCCAACTCATGCAACGGCGGGGTCCCGCAACGGGTACAGCAGAGCAGTCACCGGGCGAGGCAAATACCCCTGCTCGAAAGCCTTGTCCGTGTCGCCATCAGGGTCGCGGTAGAAGTAGCCCACGAGCAGCACCACCGCCGCCTGAATGTCGGCCGGAACGCTGTCCGTATCGGGCGGGGAATCCCCCAGCGCGTCGAAGTCAATCAGCACTTCCGCCTGCGCCTTCAAGTATCGGATAACGGCCTGCGAAGCTGACAGGATATAGGCGTCGAGGATGTCGTCGGAATCGTTGTCATCCACCCGAAGCGACTTCTTCACACGGTCGAGCGTAACGAGCGCGATCATCAGGGCTTGCCCTTCGGATCATAGTCCTTACCGTCTCGTCCCTTCTTCACAGCCAGACGCCAACCCTTCCCGCCGTCCGGCTTTTCCGTGGTATCTTCCTGACAAATCCAGAAGCTACCGGCCCATGTCACGCCATCGCCGGGCATGTAGGTCTTGCTCTCACGCCACACGCCCCGATCAATCACAGTCGGGATGCGGAACTCTTTGACATCATCGCCGCGCTGGAACTTGAGGTAGGCCCCGTCGTCCCGCACATCGAGGCTCATGTCCTCGAAGCCGAACCCGTCCTTGCCGTCGATCGGTCGAGGAATGGCGGCGACCATTTCAGCGAGCATGGACTTGACGCCCGCCATATCCACGTCGGTGCCGTCACGACCGACGATCCGACCGACATTGCGGGTTGAGCCGTCCGAGAGCGTCAGAACAAGGCACCCGTCGCGGTCGATCAGAGCCTCTGTGATGTTCGCCCCATCTTTGCCGGGCTGGCCGTCCTCGCCTTTGTCGCCCTTCTCTCCGGGAGGCCCAGGAATTGGCTCAGGGAGGCCAGCCAGCGCCTTTTCAGCGGCGGCGGCTGCAATCGCCTCTGCTTCCTCCCGAGTGACGCCAGCGGTCTTCTCTGCCTCGGCAAAAACCTCCTTAGACCACGCACGTACCTCATCGGCCGTCACCGGCGCGGGAACGAGCGAGATGGCCTCGGAAATCATACCCGCCACGTCCGGCAGTTCCGGCGCGGGCTGGATAGCCTCGACCGTCTTGCGAATGTCGTCCAAGTCGCCCTTGATCCGGTCAATCACCAAACCCGCGACCTGCTCCGGATCGGCATCCTTGCCGTTCTCCGGCACAGGCATGGCCGCAATGCGCTTCTCAAGGTCATCGAGGCGAGACACTACGGGCGCAAGAGTGCGATCGACATAGCCCTTGACTATCCCGACGATCTCTATGCCGAATTTAGTGCCGTCGATCATGAAGCGAGACCTTTCATGATCTCGTAAAGAGCGGCCTTCGCTTCGGCCTCGGAATTGTCATTCGATGGCTCAGGGGCTGGAGCAGGTACCGGAGCGGGCGCCGGATTGCTCGCCTGCTCAATCAGCAACTTGTCACGGGCCGCAATAGCCTCAATCGAATGATCCTGCTGCTGCAGGTAAACCGTGTCGCCGCCCTCGATGTGCGCGAGGTCAAGCTTCCGACGCCGCTCATCGAGCGTCATCACGCTCTTGCCCTTTTCGAGAACTTCCATCTGCGTCACGGAATCCATGCGCAGGAGGCCGTCCAGATCGAACTCAACGCCAAGTCCGGGGCCATGCCCAAGCCCATCGTCAAGGCAAGCCTCAATGTCCTCGATCAACCGCTGGAGCGCCTGCGAGTAGTATTCGACGTTGAGCGCCTGCACGTTGTTGTAGCTCGGGAGCGCGCCCACGCCGATCTTGTAGGGCGGGACATGGAAGGTCGAGCAGACAATCTCGGCGGTCCACTTCAACTGTTCAATCAGTTGGGAGTCCTGAGCGGATACAGCCATCTGCTGGAACTTTAGGTCATCACCAATGACCGCGATCTTCCCGGCCTTGGCCCCCGAATACTCACTCTCCCAATGCTCCTTCAATCGCCGTGCCGTCTCATCGGAGATTGACCCCGGCGCAGATAGGATGCCACCTGGCTGCGACTTGTTCCCGAAGAACCACGAAGCGTTCTTCTGGATATTGAGGCCATGCGTAACCGCGATAGCCGCCGCGAAGATCGGAGATGTCCCGACAAGAGGGTGGAACAGGCAGTTGAACCGGTCGTGGATGATCTCGCTCGCAGGAACGATCACATCATTCGTGATGCCGGCGATATTGTCCGTTGCAAGCTGGTAGAATACCTGCCCATCATCAGAGACAAGGGGCGTCACCCGCGCCGGGTCCAGCACGTACATGCGGGCTACCTTGCCGGACGCATCCCGCACTTTCAGAACGTAGGTGTTGCCCCTCGTCAGCTTGGATAGCAGCCAGCCCTCGAAAAACTGAATCCGGGTCTGGATCGGGTTCGGCTTGTAGAACAGCGGAGACGCCGGGCTCTCGATCTCAGTCCACACGCCTCTCTTGCGCTCAATCAGCTTCAGCCGCAGCTTCGCGATGTCCGACGCAATCAACGTGATGCACGCATAGACAGCGTGATAGGAGAGCGTCGTGTTGAAATCGACAACCGTATTGGTCTGCCACGCGCCGGTAAAGCTCTCAAGGATGCGAAACCAGCCGCCACGGTTCGCAGGAACCGCGTTGAGCGCCTTACGACGCTCGCCTGTGAAGGGGATTGGCAGACCGAGAACGCGCATCAGTCAGACGCATCCTTGTCCAGCGGGACAGAATATAGATGACAGCCTTCTGTAAGCACCACCACCCTGTGCTGGTCGCCGACCACTTCTTGCACTCCATCACGGATCGAGTTCATCTGGTCCGTAGACAAGGCGCTTGGGCAGGTAACAACGAACAACTTCCGATCCATCACTTCGCATCCTCTGCTGACAACATCTCGCGCAGCTTCTCAGCGCCCCACCCCATGAAAGGACGTTTGCCGAACTTCTCCTGATACTCGGATCGAAGCTCAGCCAGTTCGTCGCTGCCTTCGGGCTTGGGAGAGCCACCCTTGCGGCCATCGCCGTCATGGTCGAGCGGGTCTTTCTCAACTTCCACAGGCTCCGGCTGCTCGTCCTTCGTGCGGTAGTATCCGAGCCGGCCGAACACCCGCGCATAGCGAGCGTCGCCGGCCTTCAAAGCCCGCGTCGCATAGCCAGAATGTTTCATCTGCTAGCCTCCATAGAGGAAGGCCGGCCGCAGTTGCCCGCGACCGGCCATTAGCATTACGCCGCAGCGCCCCAGTTCACGCCGCTGAGCACCGCCA